AAAAAAAAGAGAACTATTAGATGATGATGAAGAAGATGACCTCCCGAGAGAGGACGAACAAAATACAGTCGGATCGGGAAACATCGCAGGGTGGACTGGTCCTCTCGGCATGGGATCAGGTCAAAGTTATGAAAAGCTCACTAAGAGAAATGCTAGCTTCTTTGGCGGAGGAAGCCTGGTTAATCCTGACGCTCCCCAGCAAATCGTTAAACAGGCAAAGGCATTTGCAACCGGTAAGGCTGATAAACCAAAGAGAAGGAGAAGATCTAAGAAGAAAAAATAGAAATCTAAAACTAACTAAAAACTAATAAATTAAATTTTGAACAATGCCCTGCTATGGGGTACATTTAAATTGTGCTTAGCACAGACAAACTAAAAACTACATTATAAACATTGGAGTATAAAATGGCAGTTGATTTTGATGCAATTCGTAAGAAACTAGATCGGTTGAATGGAACTAACAAGAATCGATCTCTAACATGGCGACCTACTGAGGGAGAGGAACACACAGTTCGACTGATCTCCTTTCCAGATAATGAGGGACAGCCGTTCAAGGAACTTTGGTTCTATTACAATATCGGAAAGGAGAGGGGACTTCTAACACCTCACCAATTTGGAAATCCTGATCCAATTCAGGAGCTTATCAATAAGCTTCGAGAAGAGGGGTCAAAGGAGTCTTATGAGCTAGCTAAGAAGCTGTATCCTAAGATGAGAACCTATGCTCCGGTTATTGTTCGAGGTGAAGAGGACAAGGGTGTCCAGATCTGGGGATTTGGAAAGATGGTCTACCAGGCGCTTCTTGGCTTGATGCTAGATGAAGATTACGGTGATATCACTGATCCACTTGAGGGTCGAGATATCAAGGTAGTTTGCTCTAAGCAGCCAGGAAAGAAATGGGCAATGACTGAAGTCAGACCAAGAGGAAAGCAATCCCTCCTGTCAGACACGCCAGCTCAGGTAAAAGAGTGGATGAGTAACATTCCAAACATGGATGATCTCTATGAGTGCAAGTCATATGATGAACTTTCAAAGATCGTTAATGACTGGCTGGGAGAGGGTGAATCAGAGTATGACTCCGGCGGATCTTCTTCAGGCGGATCTTCAGGGTCTACGTCCTCTGAAACAGATGGCACCAAACCCACATCCTCAGGATATTCTAACATTGATGACGCATTCGCAGACTTGATGGCATGATCAATATCTTGATTTAAATTGATTAAGCGAGGGGTCCCAGTGGCCCCTCGTTTTGTATCGTAGCAGTGAACATTTTGTAAATCTGTTGTATATTTGAATTTGAGGATTTAAACAGTGTCAAGTAAAAATAAAAATAAAAGTAAAGATGGAATGGAAGACTTCACTTCAGATTTAATTGTTGCTCTTAATAGAGAGCACGGAGCTAGGGTTGCATATAACTTAAGTCAGGATGAATCTCCGACACATGTTAAGCGATGGATATCGACTGGATCTAAGCTATTAGATTACATTTGTTCAAATAGGCGAAATGGTGGGCTGCCAGAGGGCAGAATTGTTGAGATATTTGGTCCGCCATCCATAGGAAAATCACACATAGCTACACAGATAGCTAGAACTACACAGAAAATGGGTGGAATAGCTGTGTATATCGACACTGAAAATGCTACATCAGTTGAAAATCTAGAGATGCTCGGTGTCGATGTATCTAATAGGTTTGTGTATGTTGATACTCACTGCACAGAAGAAGTCTTCAAGGTGGCAGAGTCTGTTATCCTTAAGTCAAAGGGCATGGACAAGGATGTTCCCGTCACAATAATTTGGGATTCAGTTGCAGCATCATCTCCAAAGGCAGAGCTGCTCGGTGACTACGATAAAGAGACCATAGGCCTTCAAGCAAGAACAATATCGAAAGGCATGAGAAAGATAACTGGTGTCATCGGAGATCAAAATGTCTTATTCGTGATATTGAATCAGACGAGAATGAAAATAGGCGTGATGTTTGGTGATCCAACAACAACTCCAGGAGGAAAAGCAATTCCATTTCATGCAACTACAAGAATAAAGCTAGGTGCAGGACAGCAAATAAAAGACGGTGACGACGTGATTGGAATTCACGTATCAGCAAAGACTATTAAAAATAAGGTAGCTGCTCCCTTTAGAACTGCAAATTTTGAAATTCACTTCGGTGTAGGCATTAAAGAGCACGAACAGATATTTGACTTATTGAGAAAGCATGGGCCTGAGATTATAGGTGGAAATGAGATAGTTGTTTCTGGAACAGGCTCATGGAAAACGTTAAGTGTAACTGACACCAAAACCGGTGAAATCATTATTGAGAAGAAATTTCATAAACCTAAGTTTGATGAGATCATATCTAATCCTGAATATAGTAAGTTCATAGACGACCTGCTAGATACAGCAATGGTAAAGAAATTTGCTTCTGATCCCCTGGACATTGACACAGAGTCATATGTTGAAATTGAATCAATATCAGAATCGCTAAGAGACAATGACAACAGATAAAAGTGATCTTGTATTAATAGTTGATGCTTTAAATTTATTCACAAGACACTTTGTCGCACATCCTGCAACTGGAATAAACGGTGAGCACGTTGGCGGAATTGTTGGATTCATGTATGCTATAGCAGATCTCTCTGAAAGATTCAAACCTTCAAAGGTGATAGTAGTCTGGGAGGGCGGCGGATCGTCTAAGAAGAGATCTATTTACGGTGAGTATAAGCAAAAGAGAAGACCTGAAAAGCTGAATAGATTTTATGAAGAGGGTGAAATTCCAGACACAGTAGAGAATAGAAATCAGCAGATCTCTATTCTTGTCGAGATAATGAAGAATTTACCAATAATTCAAATGTATGTACCCGACTGTGAAGCAGATGATGTGATAGGCTATATTTCAAAATACACATTCAAGAATAACAAAAAGTTAATAATCTCATCCGATAAAGATTTCTATCAGCTTTTAGACAATCATACAATTATCTACTCTCCCACGTGGAAAAAGCTAATAACAAGAATAGAAGTGACAGAAAAGTTTGGAATATCTCCAGAAAATTTTTGTCTAGCAAAGTCCATATGCGGTGACCCATCAGATAATATTAATGGTGTAGATAGAGTCGGGTTCAAGACTCTTGCAAAAAGATTTCCAGAGTTTTCTCAATCATCAATTCTTTCCATACAAGATATAACATCTAAATGTAAATTGATGCTTGCAGAGGGTAATAATTTAAAGGCAATAAAAAATATCTCGGAGTCTGAAACGTTAATTAAGAGAAACTGGTCACTAATATATCTCGATACGGGAAACCTATCAAGTCAACAAATTTCAAAAATAAGTTACATTTTTGAAAATTTCAGTGCAGGGAGAAGCAAGATTAGTGTAATGAGAATTTTAGTTAGAGAGGGTATTCAGACATTTAACGTAGATAGATTATTTTTATCACTTAACCATGTAGGACGAACATGAATTCACATTTCGGTCAATACGGAAAATCTTTTCAAGAAAAGATCTTTCAGGCATTTATCACTGATCAAAATTGGGCCGCCCAAATGATTGAGGTAATGACACCCACATACTTTGAACAAAAGTATTTATGCTTCTTAACAGAGAGATACTTCGCTTATCACGAAAAGTATAAGTCATTCCCAACACTTCCCTTACTAATAACGATCATACGAGATGATCTCAAAGAGGGAAATGATTTAATTCTAAGAGATCAAATAATTGAGTTCCTTCATAGAATTAAAATGAATCCAGATTTAGGAGATCTTGACTTTGTTAAGGAAAAGTCACTTGATTTTTGCAAAAAGCAGTCACTAAAGGATGCACTTGAGAAAGCAGTTGAGCTAATAGCATCAGACAAATATGAGTCTGTTGTTGACTTAATGAAAAATGCTATATCAAGAGGAATGCCATCGACACTTGGACATAATTTCTTTGAGGACTACGAAAGTAGATTTACTGAGATCACTAGATTCCCGTGTCCGACTGGAATTCCAGAGCTTGACAAACGTGGAATTCTAAGCGGAGGACTTGGACGAGGAGAATTGGGAGTGATTACTGCTCCTACTGGAGTTGGAAAATCACACTTCTTAGTAAACCTTGGAGCTGAAGCATTAACTCGAGGAAAGAATGTAATTCATTATACATTTGAGCTATCAGAAAGAGCTGTCGGAATTCGATACGATAGTAATCTTTGTGAGATTCCAAGTAATGATGTAATTGATAGAAAGGAAGAAGTCCTTGCAGTATATGAGAAAGCTGAACTGGGTCGCCTGATCATTAAAGAGTATCCAACAGGATCAGCATCTGTGATGACAATAAGAAATCATATAGAGAAGCTTTTATTAAAGTCTTTCGTACCAAGCCTGATAATTATAGACTATGCAGATATCATGCGCTCTTCGCGTCGTTATGATTCTCTTAGACATGAACTTAAGTTGATTTATGAGGAGTTGAGAAATCTATCGATGGATATGAACGTTCCAATCTGGACTGCGTCACAGTCGAATAGAGATGCAGCAAATGCATCGGTCGTTGGACTAGAAAATATGTCAGAAGCTTATGGAAAAGCCATGGTAGCAGATGTCGTATTATCCCTATCAAGAAAGCCCATGGAAAAATCGTCGGGTGTCGGAAGATTATTTGTAGCTAAAAATAGAGCTGGAAGAGATGGCATACTCTATCCCGTATTGCTCGATACATCTATGTCAAAAATCAGGGTTGTCGCCAATAGCGAGGAGATGTCGCTTGAAGAAGTTTTGAAAACTGATGCAGCATCCATGAAAGATCTTCTAAAGAAGAAGTGGAAAGAGGTTAACGGCAACGGCGACGAGCGGTAAATATTATTGTGGAGGACGAGCGGTGGTAAGTTTTAATGATGCTCTTAAAAAAAGCATTGAATATTTTGATGGAGATGAGCTAGCCGCGAATGTCTTTGTCACAAAGTATGCACTCTGTGATAGATCTGGAAACTTTTATGAAGAAACTCCAGATGATATGCATAAACGACTTGCAAAAGAATTTTCAAGGATTGAAAAGAAATATAAAAATCCAATGACAGAGGAGGAGATATATGGCCTCTTTAAAGACTTCAAGTTCGTAATTCCCCAGGGAAGCCCGATGGCCGGAATAGGAAATGATTTTCAGATTCAGTCTTTATCAAACTGTTTTGTCATAGAGCCTCCGTGGGATTCCTATGGGGGAATTCTTAAAACTGATCAGGAGTTAGTTCAGATTGCCAAGCGACGCGGAGGCGTAGGATTTGATATCTCATCGATTCGTCCAAAGGGGTTATCAACTGCAAATGCAGCTAGAACAACTGATGGCATTGAAGTCTTTATGGATAGATTTTCTAATTCTTGCAGAGAGGTGGCACAAGGTGGTCGTCGTGGTGCATTGATGATAACGATCTCTGTCCATCATCCTCAAATTAGTGATTTTATAAAAATAAAGCACCTGCTTACAAGAGTGACTGGTGCAAATATCTCTATAAAGCTAAGTGATGAGTTTATGTGTGCTGTTGAAGACGACACAGACGTTGAGCTGAGATTTCCTGTTGACAGTGATGACCCTGAGATGAAAAAGCTAGTTAGGGCAAAAGATCTGTGGGAAGAAATCATAGAATCAGCGCACAAGACAGCAGAGCCTGGGCTGCTCTTCTGGGATACAGCTAAGAAATTAACTCCATCTGACATTTACGAAGATGAGGGATTTGGGTCTGTATCTACTAATCCATGCGGAGAAATAATTCTATCAGCATACGATTCATGCAGATTGATGCTAATTAATCTTAGCTCGTTTGTTGATAGGCCGTTTAAGAAGAATTCAAGATTTAATTTTAATAAAATGTCAGATGTGGCTCATAAAGCTCAACGTCTAATGGATGACATGGTAGACCTTGAAATTGAACAAATCGATAAGATTATAGAGAAAATACACGCTGACCCAGAGCCAGAAAATGTAAAGAAAATCGAAAGAGACCTGTGGAATAATATACGTGAACAGGCTGTAAATGGTAGACGAACCGGGCTCGGTGTGACGGCAGTAGGAGATACACTTGCAGCACTGAATATCACATACGGATCAGATAAATCAATAGAAGTTGTTGAAAAAATCTATAAGACGCTAGCAGTTAATGCGTATAGGTCTTCATGCATCATGGCAAAAGAAAGAGGACCGTTTCCTGTTCATGATTTTTCTAAAGAAACATATCACCCATTCTTAAGAAGAATATGGGAGGAAGATCCAGAATTATTGCAAATGAATGAAAAGTGGGGCAGAAGAAATATCTCATTAACTACAACGGCTCCTGCAGGATCAGTTTCTGTATTAGCTCAAACAACTTCTGGAATTGAGCCCGCATATCTTCTAAAGTATACGAGAAGAAAAAAGATCAATCAAACCGCAGAAGCGGGAGCAAGAATAGATTTTGTTGATGATAATGGTGATACATGGCAGGAGTACGACGTATATCATCATGGGTTTAGAAGGTGGATGAATTCATTGTCTGTTCCAGAGGGAAAGACTATGTCATATGAAGATCTTGAACAAATGAGCCCGTATCATGAATCTACATCTGCTGACATCAACTGGATTTCAAAAATTAGAATGCAAGCCGCGGCACAGAAGTGGGTTTGCCATGCGATATCAAATACAACAAATGTTCCAAAAGATACAGATATTAGTGTCATTAAGGACATCTACATGCAAGGATGGAAGCTTGGGTGTAAGGGTGTCACTGTCTACAGAGATGGATCTCGAGATGGTGTTCTTGTGTCTAAAGAAGAAAAGTCTATAGATGATAGAGAGAATGGTTCTATTTTTTATCATAATGCTCCAAAGCGACCGAAAGAGCTACAGTGTCAAATAAATCATGCAACTATTGCTGGTGAGAGGTGGACTATTCTCGTCGGAACAATGGGTGATAAGCCATATGAAATTATCGGCGGGCTTTCAAAGTATGTAGAAATTCCAAAGAAATATTCAACCGGCAGAATAATCAAGCATCCGCGAAAAACTATGAATTCAAAGTATGACTTACTTTTTGGTGAAGATGGAAATGAAGTCGTCGTAAAGGATATTGTTTCAGTATTCGATAATCCAAATTATAGCTCATTCACTAGAACAATTTCTTTAGCACTAAGACATGGAGTTCCAATTCAGTATCTGGTTGAACAGCTTCAAAAGGATAGAGATGCGGATATGTTTACATTTGCAAAGGTTACAGCTAGATGTCTTAAGAAGTATATTTCAGATGGAACAAAGCCAGGAAACGGAACGCTCTTTTGTGTGTGTAAGTCATCCGATCAAGCAAATATAGTTTATCAGGAAGGATGTGCTACATGTTTGACTTGTGGCTATGCAAGGTGCGGATAAGATAGTATGATTGGTATAACACAAGATGCACAAAAAGAGATCAAGAGGCTACTTAAAGAAGAGGATACCGATACTGGTCAGCGCCTGGGAATCAAGGGCGGCGGTTGTTCAGGGTTAAGTTACATTCTTGAATTCACTCCAGAAAGAGATGGTGATACTGTTCTGGATCACGATGAATTTAAAGTATTCCTTGATCGAAAGTCGACAATCTACTTAAGCGGTATTCGATTAGATCATCAAAGTGGATTATCTGGTCGAGGTTTTGTATTTGAAAATCCCATGGCAAGTAATACTTGTGGGTGTGGGGAAAGTTTTTCGATTTGACATTTTTTTCTTGAGGTGACTATGAAGTGGGTTACAGATATATCTAAACTCTTAAAAGATGTCGAGCTAAGAAAGAGTCCAATAATAATTAGAGTCAACAAATTTGATGAAAAATCGGCAAAAGAATTTAGCGATCAAGTTGCGACTGCACATAATACGGGACAAAAGGTAATTCCAATAGTAATAGACTCCTATGGTGGGCAAGTTTATAGCCTTATGGCCATGATAAGCGCAATAAAACATGCAGAGATTCCAGTTGCGACAATAGTTGAGGGAAAGGCTATGTCATGTGGAGCAATTCTCTTTTCATTCGGAGAAGAGGGAATGAGGTTTATGGATCCCAATGCAACCGTAATGA